CGTTAAAGAACTGAAGATGATGCTTGACTTTCTTCGCCATGTCATTGCCACCGATACGCATATGAGTGAGTTGTGGGTAGCATACAAAGCAAAAGAAAAGATACTGAGGTGATGAAATGTATATGGTTGTCCATCCAGTTAGGCAATACACAGATAGTAGAGGCATAAGCAACAGCATTGTGGACACGCACTTGCTGGAGCAAGTTGTGAACCAAGTGCAGTATAATTTTACAGAAACAGATGAAAGACTGAAGAAGCTGGAGTCGTTTCTGGAATTTACGCAGACACAATACCCTGATGTGATCGAAGCATACAGGGTAGCTGCCGAGGCAAAGAAAAGAATGGGTGTGTAATGGACATCGTGACCATCGACTTTGAAACTTACTATGACAAAGAGTTCTCGTTGTCCAAGATGACAACGGAAGCATACGTGCGTGACCCACGCTTTGAAGTCATCGGAGTCGGCATAAAGGTTAACGATCACCAGACTGACTTTTATTCTGGCGAGAACCCCGGTCGCTTTCTCCGGTCGCTGGACTACAAAGACAAGGCTATCCTTTGCCACAATACACCGTTCGACGGGCTAATCTTATCGCATCACTTTAATATCAGGCCACGGTTCTGGCTTGATACTCTTTCGATGGCGCGTCCAAGACATGCCATCACTGTGGGTGGATCACTCAAAGCATTGGTGGAATACTATCGCCTTGGCGCTAAGGGTGACGAGGTTCTCAATGCGCTTGGCAAACGCCGCGCAGACTTCGACGCTTATGAGATGGCGCGCTACGGTGACTACTGCCGCAACGACGTTGATCTAACCTACAAGTTGTTTCTGGAACTGCGTAAAGGTTTCCCCGCATCTGAACTAAGACTGATAGACCAGACGCTTCGCCTCTACACAGAGCCGACGCTGGTTATCAATAGGCTTTTGCTTGAGCGCCACCTTGAGAACGTGCTGCAAAAGAAATCCAATCTGGTTGAGGCGCTTGGCTTAGACTGCACTGAGGAAGAAGCTAAGAAGATACTTATGTCGAATGAAAAGTTCGCTGAGTATCTCGCTATACGTGGCGTCCAGCCGCCGACAAAGATCAGTCAACGCACTGGCAAACAGACCTACGCTTTTAGTAAGACTGACCGTGGGTTCACAGACTTGCTTGAACATCCAGACGAGAGCGTTCAGAACGCTGCGGCTGCTAGGCTTGGCGTCAAATCAACGCTTGAAGAAACACGCACACGTTCGTTGATAGGTGTCGCAGAGCGTGGCCCTCTCCCCATCTTGCTTAACTATTACGGCGCACACACTGGTCGCTTCAGCGGTGGCGATAAGATGAACCTACAGAACTTGCCTCGTGGTGGTGCGCTACGCAAATCATTGTGTGCGCCAGAAGGTAAGATGCTTGTCGCTTGTGATTCGGCGCAGATCGAAGCCCGCGTGGTTGCGTGGGTGGCAGAGCAGAATGATTTGCTAGATGCTTTCCGTGAAGGTCGTGACGTTTACTCCGAGTTCGCCAGTGAGGTCTATGGCAAGAAGGTAACGAAGGCTGACAAGATCGAACGCTTCGTCGGTAAGACTTGTATCCTTGGCCTTGGCTACGGCATGGGCGCTGAGAAATTCAAGGCGACGTTGGCTATCGGCGCTGGTGGTATGCGCGTCAATCTAGATACACACGAAGCTAAACGTATTGTCCAACTCTATCGTACGAAGAACCACAAGATCGCATCGTTCTGGAACCGCTGCAACGTGGCGCTTGATAGAATCTATGGCAAGCAAGATTTCAACCTCGTCCCGCACTCCCCTCACATTCAGTTAACGGACGATGGTATCCAAATGCCAAATGGTTTGGCTATTAAATATCCGATGCTGACCATGATGGATAACGCTCAAGGCTTTGCTTATGCAGCAGACGGGCGTGTGTATCGTGAAGCATTGAAAGATAGAGTTCTAGGCAAGCCGATAAACACAGAGAAATTTATTCGTGTTTATGGTGGTAAGGTTACAGAAAACCTAGTCCAAGGGTTAGCCAGAATCGTTGTGGCCGAGCAGATGGTTAAGATTGGCGAACGATATAAGGTCGTTCTCCAAGTACACGACGAAGTAGTTATCCTCTGCGATGCCGACGAAGTGGAAGAAGCCAAAGCATATATGCTTGAGGTCATGTCAACGCCACCCAAGTGGGCAGAAGATTTACCTGTCGCATGTGAAGCAGACTACGGACTGAATTATGGAGAGTGCAAATGACGTACATGGAAATGCTTACTGACGCTGGCCTACACCTATTCTTCTTTGGCTTTGGTTTACTCGCTGGCATGTTTATCTTTTGGATTGAAACACGGACAGGAAAGAACCAATGACCATGAGTTGGGAAGATTACTTTATGGACTTGGCTTGCAAGATAGCCGAGCGGTCTAAAGACCCGAGCACCAAGGTCGGCTGCGTTGTGGTGACTGAAGATAAGGTCATCGCTGCCACTGGCTATAACGGTATCCCTCGCGGTGTCGAAGATAAGCATGAACGTATGGAGAGACCAGCTAAATATTTATGGACAGCCCACGCAGAAGAAAATGCTGTGGCTCACGCAGCGCGTGTGGGCGCACGATTAAAAGGTGGATCGGCGTTCGTGACACATGAGCCATGCAGTCGGTGTGCGCGGTCACTTATTCAAGCGGGTATTATTCAGGTGCATGTCGGCCCCGGTACTACCAAGATGCCACAAGAAGAATTTGAAGTGTCACGCATTATGTTCGAGGAAGCTGGAGTAAAGGTGTACCGCGATGGTCTTATATAAACTAGATAAACAAATCGTAAGTGATCTACGTAAAGAAGCAGAGGACTGTATCAATCCAATCTTGCTTAAATATAATCTGCGTTGGGAGCATGTGTTCGCACACGACCGAGCAGCCTTATACGTTTTGGCAAGGCAGGAAATATATACCTCCATCCGTACGCGGTTGCGTTGGTCATACCCGAAGATAGGTCGGCTGTTTAACAGGGATCATGCGTCGATCCTTAATGCAGTGCGGCGATATAAAAATATAAAGAGACAACGCAATGAACCTTAGTCATTCCTATTCATCAATGAAGCTATACGAGAACTGTCCATATCGGTACTACCATCAGCGTATAGCTAAGACGGTGGTGGATCAGGGTGGCGAAGCAAGTAAGCATGGAGAGCGCGTACATAAACATCTTGAAGATAGAGTAAACGACAAGGTTGAACTGCCCGAAGAACTTAGCCATGTCGAACCAATCGTAGAGTCATTAGAGAATCTATCCAAAGACGGAATCCTACGGGCCGAAGCAGAGATGACTCTGACGGTTAACTTTACGCCAACAACTTGGTGGGCGAAGGACGCATGGATGCGTTCGAAGCTGGACATCCTCATATCCAAAGACACAACGGCTGTTGTCGCAGACTGGAAAACAGGGAAGCGTAGACCAGACTTCGCACAGTTGGAGTTGTTTGCGTTGCAAGTGTTCGCGCACTACCCGCACATCAACAAGGTCACATCCAGTTTCATCTGGATTAAAGACATCGCTATGGATCGCAGGACATACACACGTAAAGACCAGCATGAACTGTGGAACAAAGTGCTGACCAAAACGCAGCGCATTGAACACTCACTTGAGAATGAGAACTGGCCCGCTAAACCAAGCGGTCTGTGTGGATACTGCCCATGTAAAAATTTTTGTGAGTTCGCTTACGTTAGAACTTGACACCTGTGTAAAGTAGGAACAATATAATGGCTACACCCGAAGCGAAAATAAAGCTGAAGGTCGATAGGGCTTTGCAACAACTGAAGATTTGGTTCTTCAGTCCGCAAGCCGGTCCGTTTGGTAGAGCAGGTATCCCAGATAGGATACTCTGCGTGAACGGGCATTTCGTTGGGATAGAATGTAAAGCGGATAGGTCGAAGAAACCTACCCGCTTGCAGGTAGATTGTATGCGTAAGATAGAACAAGCCGGGGGAAAGTGTTTCGTTGTCTACGATGATGAGACACTGGTTGAAGCAATAGAATATATTAAAGAGGCGATGAAATGCTTGTAGTCGAAAGAGCCAAAGCGCTTGCGCTAAAGCTAGACTACCCAGCGCGTGTGCTGGAGACGATACCTACTGCCAAGATGCTACGCCCCAATATCATTGTGGCTCCGCACCGGCTGGATGAAGTGCGCGTGTTACGCAACATGGGCATCGACGCTCCGTCGCCTATACTGCACTACTATGATTGGCCCGGTAGGTTCCAGCCGTTCGAACACCAGAAAGAAACGGCGGCGTTTCTTACGGTTAACCAACGTGCGTTGGTGCTTAATGAGATTGGTACTGGCAAAACCCAGAGTTCACTGTGGGCTGCTGACTATCTGATTAAAACCAAACAGGTTAAGAAGGTTCTAATTATCTCTCCGCTCTCTACACTAGAGCGCGTATGGGGTGACGCTATCTTCTTTGGCTTTCCGAACCGTAAAGCTGTCGTCCTGCATGGCACAGCCGAACGTAGACGCAAGCTGCTCAAGAGTGACGCTGACTTCTACATCATTAACCATGACGGCTTTCCGATTATATCAGAGATTACGAATGGCATGTTCGACCTAATCATCGTGGACGAGGCCGCAGTGTTACGCAACCACAGCACAATGCGTTACCGCGTAATGCGTAAGTACATGGAACGCAATCCAGATACACGTTTGTGGTTGATGACCGGTACGCCTACGCCTAATGATCCGACCGACGCATGGACGCTATCCAGACTGGTCAATAGCCCGTTCATACCATCTAGCTTCACTGCCTTTAGAGATCAGGTGATGATGAAGGTTGGTATGTATAAGTGGACGCCGCGTCCGAACAGTATGGAGCTTGTCAAGAACGTACTGCAACCGGCTGTGCGCTATACCAGAGATGAATGTTTCGATCTGCCTGACACCATAACGCAGACACGTAAGGTTGAACTGACACCCGACCAGAGAAAGCATTATCAGGCGATGATTCGCCATCTGGTTACTGAGTCTGGCACTGAGGCTGGCACCATCACGGCTGTCAACGAAGCAGTCAAGATGCAGAAACTTGTGCAGATAGCTTGCGGCGTAGCGTACGATGACGATGGCACCAACGTCGAACTTGAATGTGCGCCGCGAGTTAATCTGGTTAAGGAACTTATAGAGGAGGCCGGAGAAAAAGTTATCGTATTCGTCCCACTGACCGGGACACTGGAAATGTTAGAGCGTGAGTTGTCTAAGCATTGGACTGTCGGCGTCGTCAACGGTTCTGTCAGTTCATCGAAGCGCAATGTCATCTTCCACAACTTTCAGAACGAAAGTGATCCCCATGTGTTGATCGCGCATCCTGCCACGATGGCGCATGGGTTAACGCTGACATCTGCGAGTACTGTGATCTGGTATGGACCAGTGACTAGCAACGAACAGTATGTTCAGGCAAACGGTCGCATCGAACGTATTGGCAAGCGGCATGTATCGAATGTCATCCACATAGAGGCGACTGAACTAGAGCATAAGATGTACAGCAGACTTATGAATAAGCAAAAGCTACAAGGTCTGTTGTTGGATTTGATACAACAAGAAACACGTTAAGAGGTAAGGCAATGGATGTAACAGTGGAACAGGTCGTCGCGGCCTATATGAAACTGCGCGATAAGAAGAAAGCTATCGAAGCCGAGGCTGATAGCAAAGTGCAAGAAATTGTGCAGAAGATGGAGAAGTTCGAGACTTGGATAAGGGAGAAAGCCACCGAGCAGGGGGTTACATCCTTCAAGACCAACGCTGGTACTGCGTTCTTAACCACGGTTGACTTTGCCAACGTCGCTGATTGGGATGCAGTCTTGTCATTCATCAAAACAAATGAAGCGTACGATATGCTTGAGCGCCGCATCAGCAAGACTGCAGTGCGTAGCTATATCGAAGCGCATAAGGAAGTACCCGCTGGCGTTAACTACGGCACCAAGCTGAGTGTCAATGTCCGCAAGCCAGCGGCGAAAGGAGAGTAAGGCAATGGGAAAGAAACAAAAGTGGGCGTCACCGCAAGTAAACCAAGCGTATCCCGGTGGCGTATATGCAACGGATGTGATCGACAAGTTCAATCCGAATCACTGCGCTAGGGCAGCGTTCATAGTCTACGAAATCCAGAATGGATACTTGCTTAGAACAGAAGTCTTGGATGAGTCACCGTCTAAGATGGTCTACTGCAAGGACATACAGGAATTGTCAGAACAAATCCTGACATCACAGGCGCAAATGCGTCTTAACCTTAAGTAAGAGGACAACATGAGCAATCTTATTCCCGCTAACATTCAGGTTCCGGCTCACATCGCTAAGCGTATGGGTCAGCCTTCGGCTCTGGCTACCGCCATCATGGGTGGCATCGGTGGTGGTGAGTCGTTTCCTCGCATCTCGATTAAGGGTAGCCGTTTCCGTATCAAGGATGGTGACGCCGAGACTGTGCTGGAAACCACGGCGCTTGACGTTATCACCGTCGGTGCTAACCCGCATCCGTCGAAGACGTACTACGCTTCTGACTGGGACCCCAACGCTGAACCGGCTGCGCCTGATTGCTACTCGCTGAACGGTGTACGTCCGAACCCTGACGTTGCTGAACCGCAGAATGACATCTGCGCTACGTGTGAGTGGAACAAGTTTGGTTCTGCCAAGAATGGTAATGGTAAGCGTTGCGCTGATAAGAAGCGTCTTGCTATCGTCGCTGCCGACGATCCGACCGGACCGATCTATCTTCTTGAGGTTACTGCGACGGCTATGAAAAGCCTCAACGTGTACCAGAAAGAATTGATTATGCGCGGCATGGGGCCGGAAGTTGTTCGCACTCGTGTGTCGTTTGATACAGACGCCACGTATCCTAAGTTGCAGTTTGGTTTCGGTGGGTTCTTAGATGAAGAAACTATTGATGCAGTTGCGCCGCTGTTCAACTCCGACAAGGTTAAGGAGATCACAGGTGAGTCTGCTTCTGCAGCGGTCGCGGCTATTCCCGCACCCAAGGAAGCTCCGAAGCCAGTGCTTGTCAAAGCCGCAGCTAAACCCGAACCTGTGCAGGTTGAAGAAGCTGAAGCAGAGGAAGCACCTAAACCGATCCGTGGTTTCGGCGCTGCAAAAGCGAAGCCCGTTGCGCAAGAATCTGCTAAACCCAAAGCAGCGGCTAAAGTTGCGCCCGTTAAAGCGGAGAGCGTTAGCGATATAGCTGACGAAATCGCTGGCTTGCTTGGCGAGATGGACGCGGACGATGCTTGACCAGATAGACTTTGCTAAAGTTGAGGTGCTGCGTAAACATCTAATGATTACGCAGAACGACATGGCGCAAATCTTCGGTGTATCTAGGATTACATACCTTAGTTGGATCAAAGGTACACCGCTTCGCCAAAAGAACTTGACTAACGCAAAGCGAATCATTCGTCGTCTCATTGGTCTTGTGAAAGACCACGACTGGCCGTCGTTAGAAGTACGCAAGTTAGAACACCAAGATAGATTACAAAGACTACTTGCGGCGCTTGAGTACGGCGCGTAAACTCAAACATTCGGGGAGGTAAAACCTCCCCGTTTTCATCATGCCGTGGACATCACTATGAATACGTTGGATTTTCTTCAGCGGGTACTTCCATCTGATGGGTACTATGTCGCCGTTGCGATTAAGAATAAAAAAGTTTTGCTGCACCGCTTTGTGGACAACATAGCATCTCTAGAGACGGTAGTAGACGGTATCAGTGCTGCTGGTGGCAATGCGTACTTCGCAGTTGCATCATTTGTTACGAACACTGGCGGTCGAAAACAAGATAATGTGCATAGCTTAAAGTCTTTATATCTAGATATTGATTGCGGTGTGGATAAACCATACCTCACCCAGCGCGATGGGCTTAAAGCCTTATCCACATTTGTTAAAGAGACGCAGCTTCCGACGCCAATGATTGTCTCATCGGGCAACGGACTCCATGCGTACTGGATTCTAGATCGTGAGTTGCCGCGTGATGAATGGCAACCGCTGGCCGACGCACTGAAGAACGCAACGCAGCAGCTTAAGTTTGAGGTTGATCCCGTGGTGCCAGCCGACAGCGCCCGCATACTACGGCCAGTCGGGACGATCAACACGAAGGGCGGGGAACTTGTAACTAGTTTGTTAGCAAAGGATGAGACACACAACGTAGAATATATTGACAGGATACTGTCGCCGTATCGTGTTAACCAAATAAAGATAAGACCACCGAGCGCGCAGTTCACTCCGCTGATTGATCTCAGCACCAAGACAGAGTTCCCCCCGACCAGCACCACTGCGGCGGTGGATAAGTGCCAGCAGATTCGGTGGGGTGTAGAGAACCAGAAGAAAGTCCAAGAGCCGTTCTGGTATGCCTTGCTGGGCATCGCCGCCTATTGCGAAGACCCAGAGGCCACTGCCGTGGCATGGAGTAAAGACCACCCAGAGTACAGCTACGATAAGACTGTAGCTAAGCTAGAGCATTGGAAGGCGTCAGTCTCAGGGCCGACAACCTGCAACAAGTTTCAAGAACTGCGTTCAAGTGGATGCGACAAATGCAAGTTCAAAGGAAGCATAACAACTCCCTGCTCGATTGGCGTAACATATAAGTCTGTTGAGATTGATCCTTCCGCACCCGACGAAGTGGCCCACCTCACGCCACTACCACGGGCATACAAACGCGCTAGCGACGGTGGCATTAAGCAGACGATTGACAGCACCGACGTAGACATTTGCCCCTTCGACCTGTACCCCGTTGGCTATGGGCGCGACGAGGCGCTGGGCTACGAGACTGTACGATACAGGTGGAACAGACCCCATGCTGGGTGGCAACCACTGGTATTCAGGCAAGCCTACCTAGCTGACGGAAGCCGCGAGTTCGCGTCGGCCATCGCAGACCAAGGTATTGTGCTACTCCACAAACATCAGACGGAAAAATTCCAGATGCTTCTGCGCACCTACATGGATGAACTGCGTAAGATGAAAGCCATGACCAACATCCACACTTCTATGGGGTGGAAGGATGATAGGTCACAATTCCTAATTGGCGACACGCTGTTCAGACGGCACGATGATGGCTCCGTATCGGAAGAAGTTGTCTCGATTTCACAGACATCAAACCGCGCAGCCCCTACCATGTACGGCGTATCTGGTACGTTGGAAGAAGCCACCAACTTCACCAGCATTATTGATAAAGGCAGACTGCCCATCCAAGGATGGGCTATGATGATTGGTCTGGCGGCACCGATGTTCGAGTTCACCGGCATCAAGGGCTTGACCATCAATCTGTACGGGCCGTCAGGGTCAGGCAAGTCATTAGCTCAGCTTATGATTCAGTCCCTATGGGGCAATCCTGATATGCTCCATTACGCATCCAAGTTTACACACAATGCCCTCTATGCCCGCATGGGTCTATGCAACAACCTGCCCATGACGATTGATGAAGCCACCACGATGGCGGCTAAAGACATCGGTGATTTCCTGTACGATGTGTCGCAGGGTAGAGAGAAGGCTCGACTGACTCGCACTGCAGAGGAACGCAACGCCCGTACGTGGCGGTTACCCTGTATAACATCTGCCAATAAGTCTCTGAATGCCTCGCTTATATCGACTGGCTTGGAGACCGACGCTCAGATGATGCGCCTCTTTGAGATCACAGTCACCCCGCATCCGTTATTCGAGAAGTCTACAGATGCAGGACAACGTATTTATAACTTCGTGTCAGTCCATTATGGGACTATTGGTCGGGCCTTCATCCGCAAGCTGTTGGAGATTGGTGCTGAAGACTTAGCCACCATCATTGATAACCACAAGGCTGAGTTCACCAAGAAGTATAACTGCAAGTTCGAAGGCACCGAACGGTTCTGGGAGCAGAGTGTTATCCTCGCTGACCTAGCTGGCAAGCTGGCCTGCGAGTGGGGGCTGTTCAAGTTTGACTATACCAAATGCACCAATGCTGTCCTGTCACAGATGGGTTCGATCCGTAAGAATGTGCAGGAGAATATCACTGATTCCTTCGACCTGATCTCTGAGTACCTTAATGCTCATAGCGAGGCAACGATTATCGCTACCCATACTGGTGGTAGCAAGGTGTATGTAGATACCACCCGGCTACCGCGTAAGGATGTGCGTGTTAGATTTGATCTGTACCGCCCGTCGCATTCCGATCCCTATGAACGAGGCGTTGTCCTGCTGGATAAGACGCACTTCAAACGCTGGCTCTCCAACAACGGAGCCGATATGCGTACCGTAATGAAAGACATCATAGCGGCGAACGCAGATGCTACGCCCAAGATTGGCAAGGCTTATCTAGCCAAGGACTCGTCGATCAAACTGGGCCAGACCTACGTTATTGGTGTCAGTCTACAGCATCCGCGCCTTGTCGGTATCCTCACTGACAAGGATGACGCAGTGATCGAAGCTGATTTAGCCGGACTGACTATAATTAAAGGCGGGAAAGCGGACTAGTCTTCCGCTTCCTCCATTGCCTCAAACCTTCGGATTCTTTCACGGTACTGCTGTTCTCTACGAAGCTGCTGCTTCGGTGCACTGGTTAGCGTACTCATATCGGACGGCGTTAGACCGACACGTTTCTTAGATTGCTGTAAAGCTTGCCAATCTCTGCGGATATCTGCCAGTGTTCCAATATCGCCTTCACGCTTAGCCTCTGTATACTGCCGTCTAATCTGCGTCGTGCGTTCAGCAAAGTACTTATCAAACTCATAGACATCCTGACGCCGCCGTTTGACATCTTTCATTTGGCTTGTCGTAAATCCAAGTGTCTGAAGGAATGAATCGAAGAACGTAAACTCCTCTGGCGATACAACAAGATCGCCATTGCGCCGAGTCACACCTTTGTTAAAAGTCTCACGATAAGCACGCATGGCTTGCTTTAGACCGTTGGGTAAGAAGGATTCAATACTCTTATCTATCTGTCCTTCTGTCATGTATTTAAAACCATCTGCAAAGTTGGCAGCGGTACCGAACAGCGGACCACCGAGACCCACAACAGATTTAGCGAAAGCATCACGACCAGCAAAGTCAAGGTCAGTATACGGAGCAATCGAGAACGTGTTATTAAGTCCAAGGTTGGCGCTAACGTCAACGCCAAGGCCAGCCGGTACACCGTTGAGAATAAAGTCAGCCAGTCTGTCGTTACCAAGGATGCGTCGTAGGAAGCGTTCTTCATCAACTGGTTCGTCAGGTGGACCGAAGATCGCAGCGAGGATGTATGCCATAGTGCCAGCCATTGGCAGCCCAAGAGCGCCGGTGACCAAAGCCGTTTGTCCTAGTACATTGCGGAGAACTGCACGACCTAGTTTGCGCTCCTCCTCAGAAGCGCCAGCAAATGCAGCATGAGCGTTCTTGATTAACAGCGAGGCTTGCATAAGTTGGAACTTACGGAATTGACCGATGATTTTTCCGAACGGCAGTGCACTGAAAATACGTGGCGCATTAACGCCAGACATATCTCCTTGTGCATCACTAACGACTGACGCAGCATACTCAGTTGCTTGTTGTTCTGACTTACCATTCTGCCTAGCGAGGCGGTACGCAGCCATTCCTGTTGAGACACGGTTAATAATTTCAACTTGCCGTGTGGTAGCAGTGATCTTCTGAACTGTATTGCGCAGCACTCCAGTGCCGTCACCCGTCTGATTGGCTTCCCAATATTTAAGATCGTATCCTAAGCCTACGTCTAGAAGCCCGTTGTCTCTCAGAGTCTCAAGCAATTTAATTTCATCTGCTGAATATGCTTTACCATCTGGCTTCTTCAACTTTGTCAAGTCAAAATCACCAGCAAAAAACTTCCTAAACATATCACCAAGGTTGCCATTAGTTTCCTTGGAGAATGAATATGCCATATCTTTGTAAGCGCCGTTGATAGCAGCAAGCGTCTTAGGATACCCATGTCCGGGTGTCGCCGCCATCAGCGGCAATCCAAACATATATGTTTGGGTAAGATTCATAATGTGGTATCGAGGCAACAGTGCCAACGTCCATAGAGAATTGTACCCAAGTAACGCATCTTGTATTGGGGATGGTGTTGTACTAATAGCAGAAACATGACGCGCTAGGATTTCGTTATAGGCGGTAGAGCGTCGTGATCTATCAGATGGTCCTTCTTCGGACTTAACGTCTCTACCCATTTGGCGAAGAGCGCCAGCTATCTCTGGTTCAAAGTTCATAGATCCAATGAAGTGCGCATTAGCTGTGCCACCAACTGCAAACGCTCTGAGCATATCATCGTAACCAGCTACGCCCCTACGCACAAGCTGATGCCGCCGCGCACTATTCTCAGCTAATGCACCTACGTACAAGTCCATAATGAACGAGTCGATGGCTGCTAATTCTTTCTTGCCAAGGCCGGATTCTTTATCGCTTGCTATACGCTCCCTAATCTGTTGCATTGCCATCCATACTGGGACTTGTGCTTTGCCGTAGAACCTTTGCTTCTCAAAGGAATCTACTTTCATATTGGGGAACTGAGCTTCTAAGTCTCTTTGTAATTTTTTAGCTGCACCAAGTGAATCAGAAAACGCAACGATATAGTCGTCAGGATTAGCCTGTAGTTCCTCGATTTGTTTCTTTTGTTCAGCATCTCGATCTAGAACAGGTATATTTTCTAGATTCTTAAGTCTCTGCGACTTGGCAACCGTAATGAAATTACCAAAGCGAGAGAGCGCAGCGTACGGACCACTACGTTTCTTAAGGTAAGAATCCATGAGGAACAACCGCGTGGCTGCTTCCTGCTGCAGTTTATTCTTTTCTTCCTGCGGTAGTGAATCGTATTCTGGACCAGTCAGTCCAGCTTGTATCTGTTCCTGAATAGCTGCACGCATCTTACGGAAGTCAGCTTCATTCTTCTGGAATATTTTATCAACCAATACTTTAGCATTATCTGGCAACGCATTGTACTGCGCTTGTGCTTGCGGGTTGATAGTAACTGGCTCTGCAATCCACGTAGGTTGGTAGCCCCATACTTGATCTAGTGTACTTTTAGATAGGAAGTCATTGACTGCCTTTCGGGTCTCTTGCGACATACCCTTAGTCAATAACATAATGGTATCGACTTCGTGGCGCAGTTGTTCAACTACCGCAACACGCTTTCTAATTCCTGCAAAGTACTGGCGTACTGAACTACCTTCATTGGGGAACGACTTAGCAACCCAATTTTCCAAGTCGCGTCCAAACGTCATAAGGTACGTACCTTTAAGCGCATAGTCTCGGAGATTGTAGGCTATTTTAGTAGCCATCCCTTGCATACTCGGAGGTAAGGCACTGACAAAAGATTCTATACGATCATTAGCTGCAGCATTTTCTTCCCTAGTAATTGGGACCACGGTTTCGCTATCAACTTGTGGCGCTATTTCATTAAGTTCTTTCTGTGATACACCACCACCGGGAGGAGTCGTATCTTCTTTAATGCCAAGGATTTCAGAGAAGTCTGGACCACCAAGACCATTAAGGAAGTCCGTGACACTCTGGACAGGCAGACCTTCTTTGCGACCAGCATCGAACAACTTGTTCATCAGACGGCCAAGCGTCGAGAAGAACCGTTCAGTGATCGTCAGCGGCTTGCGTTGTGTCGTAGCCCACTTGGATACCTGATCGGCAAACCATTCGCTAAAGCTATCCCAGTAACCCGGATCAGCCTTAAACATTTCTCCAGCCGATGCACGACCACGCGCACCGAGAGAACGCACAGATTGCTTGGCTCTCTGCGGCGTACGGAGTAGCCGCATCCATTCAGCCATGGTGGGCATGGCATATTTAGGATCGGCTTTCCGTAAGAACTTTTCGAAGTCACTCTTGATAGCGGCCTGAACTTCAGGCGAAGCATTGGCGAAGGCGTTAAACTCTACACCATGACCGATCTCGTGAGCGATAACTTCGAGCGCCAAAAGATACCGATGCCCACCTGCTTGATTAACCAAGTCTTGGTTAAACAGGATAACATCGGTGCCGTCACCCAAACGCGTATAAAGGCCACGCGTCGTAGTTGACAACAAATATTTGCGCAGTGAGCCTTTGAGTACAGTTAACTGCGTGTCGGTGATACCGAACTGTTTACCACTTTTGGCATTGACAAGTCGCTGCAAATCCCCCTTGGCGATAGAGCCAAAGAGAATCTTGCGGTTGCCAAAGCCAAGCGCCTTCGTCAGTGCAGACACGTAGTTGGCGAAACGTGCATCGACATCCGCGATGACCGTGAGGTTGCCAATCTTAGTGCCAGCCGGAGTCGGCGTGATTACTTCTTCCGGCTGCGGCCCGCCTTCGACAACGAGATTGCCACCGCCTGCTTCACCGCCGCCTTCTTGGACTTGGGCCGCGACGTTCCGATTGACCCCTTCGCTTGGTACTTGTCCACCAACTCCTTGATATTGGCCGACACCACCTTGTTCGATTTGCCCGACTTGAGCGGCATTGGGAACCTCCACTGGTTGAATAGGCGCAGCCGCAGGAGCGACAGGCGCGGGAGCGGCAGTCGGAGTAGGAGCCGGAGCAGGCGCAGCCGCAGGAGCCGAAACAGGGGCGACAGGAATTGTCGTGGGGTCTGCTATATATCCATCAAGCTGTTTGAGTAGCTTCTCGCCAGCGTTGATGTGACCCTTGATGATTCGCTCAGCTTCTTTGTACGTGATGCCCTGCGCCTGAGCCATCTGAGTAAGCCGCGCCATGGCAGCCTTCGACGGACCGAGAAGTTTTTTTCGTTCCCTCTGTTCAGCAGCGACAAACGCGCGCTGACCCTGAAGGTCTTGAACAGTCGGAGCCTCTGTAAACTCAAGCGGCTGCACAGGAAGAAGCGTAGCCTTAGCAGCTTCACGACGCGCGTTCATCGCAGTCGTCTCGGCAGCCAAAGCAGCGCGACTCTGTATCTGCTGTGCGCCAAGTTGGCGCACGATCTGAGCGCCACGACGAAGCCTAGAAACACCGCCTTCCAACGGCATTTCTGTCTGTGTCTCCACAAGAGGAAGCTGAAGCTGTGTCGGCGTAGCGACTGGTATCTCAGTAGGCGCAGGGGCAACGCCAGCACCCCCTTGGAGCGGCAGTGGAATCTGTTCGCCGGGAGGAGTCTGAAGCACACCTTCTGGGAAACTAAACAGAGGCAGACCTTCAACACCAACCTGCGGGGCCGCTGCAGATGCGGGGGGTGCGGAGACAGCGGCCCCGCGCAGAAGATTTTGCTGACCGAACGGCAACGTCGGCTGTTCTGCAAGACGTTGAGCCATGGCTTCAGACCGACCAGCGGTCGTCAGCCTGCCAGCAGCGTCGATGGATGCAATGGCTTCACGCGCCCGAGCGATCTGGCTCGTCAGCATGGAGATGCGAACTGGATCAAGCGATCCAGCACCAGCGGCGGCAGCCTCAAGCTGAGCAGTAGACTCAGCGATAAAACCTTCAAGGCGGCGGCGTTCATCAATGGCGGCGAAGTCAGTCTCGCGTGCAGCAGTGAGCGTCTCGCCTGTAGGCTGCATCGCCATCTGAGGGGCTGCACCAAGTTCAGCGCCGGGGAACAACTCGCCCTGTGCGCCCGGTT